GAGTCCGTGGACGAGGCAAAGTACGACCTCAAGAAGCTCAAGCACGGCGGGGCCAAGACCGAAGACTGGTACATGGTCTCGACTGTCAGCGGCAAAGTCCTTGGCTTCCTCTCGAAGTATAAGCCGGTGCCGGGTGAAACCCACCCGTGGAAGGCGTTCGCTCCCATCGTCGGCCAAGGCCCGCCGCGGTTCGGCAAGATGATCGGTACTTACTACAAGAAGGACGGGGGCAAGAAGGCGGCGCTCGCTGCGCTTGCCAAGAACGAGTCCACCGACGAAGCCACGATGGGCGCGGACGATCCGAAGCTCGTGAAGTTCCTGCGTAACCGCCTGATGCGAAGGAACGGAGCGGACACTCCGTATCGGAAGTTGAAGGACGGTGACCTGTTCACGTATAAGTGGCGGGACAAGATTAGGGGCGTGTTCGTTAAGTCGGGAGCCGTCGCCTTCGCACTCGGTACGTTTAAGGAGGAGAAGTTGCCGCAGGATCAGAAGGTGACCCCCGTTAAGCGCATGGACGAATCCACTGACGAGGCCAAGCGGCAGAAGAAGGGGATACTGTATGCCAAGTGGACTGAGGGGTACAACGTCAAGAAGATTACCGCCGCGCTGAAGAAGGCCGGAGCGACGAAGGTTTGGACGGATACGCAGTACGGTTGGAGTAACCAGCCGGATGTCGTCCTGTTCACTGGCCTGTCTGACAAGGAAGCCGAAGCCGCGATGGAGAAGGTCGGTCAGCGCGCCCTCGTGTATTCTGCCAGTGATGATTGGGGCGAGTCCGTCGATGAGGAAAACGTCCGCGGCGAGAAGAAGCTCGCCAAGATATGGAAGAAGTTAGACAAGAACGGGCGCGCTGAACTGCTCGACAAGTTGGGCCTGAACCCTAATTTCAACAAGCCTCTCGCCAGCTTTACTACCGGCGAGAAGATGATGCTTATCAACTCGTACAAGAAGTTTGGTGAGTCCACCGACGAGGCGATTATGAAAAGCCTCTCTGTCCCGCAAAGGCATCAGTTGTCGATTGCCAAAAAAACACTCAAGATGTCTGATGCCGGGGCGAAGGTGATGGGCGGGATGAACAAGAAGGAAGCCCGCGCGTTCCTGAAGTCTGTTGGGTATACGGACAGGGCAATCGCTAAGATGGAAGAAGATACCGACGACGCCATCACCTTCACCTTCCCTCACGCGCGCCTGCGTGAGTTCCTTGCCGTCGCAGAGAAGGCGGGTGTGGACAACGACGCCGCGACTGTCCGTGTGGTTGAGGGGGCAGTGGTTGCTTTGGTGGATACCGAAGCTGGGAGAAAGATTGAGCAGTTCTTCACCGGAGACGACGTGACGATTGACATCGTGTCAAATGAGTAAGGAGACTCTGGCATGGCAAACCGAACGCATACCAAGTTTGCAACTCTACGTGCCATCGCCGGGGCGTTACAGACGCAGCGGCTTGATGCGCGCACGTGGGTGGATGAACCCGGCGCGGTGTTCAGTGAGCTTCGCATACAGGGTAACGGCGCGGTGCCCGCCCGATATTCGTTCCGCGACCAAGTGGAGCAGACGGCAGGAGCGGACGTGTGGCATATCATCCCCGTTGCCGAACTGTCGCGCATCATCGAGAACGTCAATCTGCGCTATGTATACATTGACGCGGGCGGGGCGGGCAACGTGATTGTGACGGGCACCATCCGATGCCTGCCGAACGTGACAGAGTAAGTGAGGGACACTGAATGCCCCCGGCGACGACTACATATAAGGGCCTGACTGTTTTCACCGCGCCCGGTGCCACGGGCACGCAGCACATTGAGGTTGCCCTCAAAGCGTTGGCTGACCGCGCGGGAGAAGTCATTGGCAACGCTATCATTAACCCCACGGCGAACGATGACTCGGCGAATACGGCAGGCCGGGGCACCTTTAACATCTGGTCGAAGTGGCTTAATACCATCACGAGCGAAATCTTTGTTTGTATCGACCCGACGCCCACGGCAGCGGTGTGGATCAGCACGGGGGGCGGGGCAGCCGGTCTTGGTTTTGATTGGCAAGAGTCTGTCATTAACATCCTCGACTTCACGGCGGCAGAACCCGCCGGGCCGGGTGCGGGTGACCGGTATTTGAACACGGGTACCGGCGTCGGCAGCGTGACAGGGCAGGCAGTTGTCGCCGACCATATCTACGAATGGAGTGGCCTGCTGTGGGAGGACTTCACCCCTGATGAGGGCGCGGTGACGCTCGATGAAACCTCGAACATGCTCACGGCGTATAACGGGGCGGCGTGGGTTAACATTGGAACCTTCGCCCTGCTGACTGAGGCGCAGACCTTCTTCGCCGCCACGAACATCTTAGGGGCTGAGGCGGAAACGCTGACGGACGGGAGTGACGCCGCCGGGTTACATTTCCACGACATGATTGATGATGTGACCCCGCAGCTTGGCGCTGATCTTGACGTACAGGCATTCAAGATCACCACGTCTATCGTGGATGGTGACATCGTTGTCGAGCCGAACGGAACCGGCGCATTTAGAACGAGTTCGGGGGGGAACGCGCGCGGGGATGGGGCGGTTGACCTTCAGATGTCACGCCTTAATGCCGGTGAGGTTGCCAGCGGGGACTACTCGGTGATTGGCGGGGGTACGGAAAACACGGCGGGCGCGGTCGGCTCGACGGTTAGCGGCGGTGAAGACAACGATGCCGCGGGGAGTTACGCGACGGTCGGTGGGGGTTTAGATCATAACGCGGGCAGTAATTACTCGACCATTTGTGGCGGGTATGCTCATACGGCGGTTCAGACTTACGCAACGATTTGTGGGGGCGATTCTAATACAGCTTCAGCAACTCACTCCTTCGTGGGTGGCGGCGACACCAACGGGGCTGCTGCGGACGTGTCTACCATCTGCGGTGGGGAAGGCAATGACATTGTTGCGTTGGCAACTTACGGCTTTATCGGCGGGGGCCTCAACAACGACATCGCCGCGTCCCGTACCTATAGTGTTATTGGCGGGGGGCAGGCCAACGAGATTAAGACGGCAGGGACACATGGCTTTATCGGCGGTGGGCAGTCCAACGACGTGACCGCCGCGCATGCGACCGTTGGCGGCGGCTCCGGTAATACAAGCAGTGGTGCTTATGCAACTATTGGCGGTGGGTATAATAACATTGCCAGCGGCGCTTTTGGCGCTACGGTTGGCGGTGGAAACACCAATGTTGCTAGCGCAAGTTACGCGGCAATCGCAGGCGGTTATGACGGCCTCGCTGACCAGTATGGGATGCAGGCGCACGCCGCGGGGAAGTTTGTTTCTAATGGCGACGCGCAGGGCTTCGTGGTTATTATGCGGGATGCGGTTACGCACGGGGATGCTAACTGGCACGAGTTGTATCTCGACGGAACCGCCGACCAGTTGAACATCCCCGTGGACACGACTTGGAACTTTGAGGCCAAGATCGTTGGGATGACGGCGGGCGCGGCCAAGAGCTTCGCGTTCAATGTGATTGGCCTGTGTGAAAACGACGGTGGCACGACCACGGTGCGCGGGATGTCGGTGACTACGATTGATGACGCGGACGACGTGAGCTTTGATGCTCAGGCCGCGGCGGATGATCCGAATGACGCGCTCAAGATTGAAGTGATGGACGCGGATGCAACGGGCGACGTGGTGCAGTGGGTCGCGCGCGTGGCCGTTGTATCCACCACCTTCCCGGCTCCGTAAGGGTAAGTTATGGCTCTTAATTGGAACATTGCGGGTGAGGTCGTTGAGACGACGGCGGATGATTTACATATTGTGACGCCTGCGCAGAAGACGCTTGTGCTGGGTACGGTGGTGTACGATGATCTTCGCGTTCCCCTCAACGCCGTCAAGCTTGGTGGGTCAAAAGACCCCACGGAGGTTGCCTACAAAGGTGGGCTGGTGTACGGCTTTACTGACGAGGCGGTGGGAGGTAACGAAAAAACTGTATATTTCGTGGCGCAAATGCCGCATACGTATAGGGAAGGCACTGCCATCGTACCGCACGTTCATTGGGTTCCCGAAGACAACACAGCCGGTGATGTCCGTTGGTCATTGACGCATTCATGGGCGAATCAGGCAGCCGCTTTTCCCGGTGAAACTATCTCCGTCGCTGATTGCCCCGCGCCCGCTGTGGCGGATGTACATACGTACAGTGAACTGCAAAGCATCGACGGTACGGGTATGTTGGTGAGTTCGGTCTTGATCTGTGCGCTGAAGCGCAACTCGTCGGTTGCAGGCGACACGTTCGACGGGAAGATCGCGTATCTGGTCGAGTTCGATTTTCATTATGAAGTCGATACGTTGGGGTCGCGGCAGGCGACGATAAAGTAACTACAAGGAGTTGAGGGATGGACACTGGCAACGACTTTATGGACACCCCCGTGGTGGTGGCTGGCCCGTCTTCGGCAGACGCGGCGGAGATTCTTCGTTCCTCGGCGAAGGGTTTGATCAGGAAGATGAAGCGCTTCCACGACCTGTGCATCAAGCAAGTCAATGAACATACCCGCGCGGCCATCGCCGCCGAGTTGGGCGCGGACGCCACCGCGATGCTGACCTTCTTCAACAACACGCGGGCGTTCATTCAGACCAACGCCCCGGATGTCCCGACTGAGGACTTGCCTGCTTGAGAAAAAAGCCCGGAATCTTTCCGGGCAAAACTGGACAGAGGGCTGTTTGGTTTGATATACTGGTGACTACGAAGCCCGTACTCGTTCCTTGTTAGGAGATTTGAACATGCCAGTGACAACCACGACGGAAGTGAACCCCGACATTGTTGAAGGTGCGGAGTTCGACGAAAGTTCCTTGCTCGGTGAGGACGGGAAGCTGACGCTCGAAGCGGAAACCATCGCCGTATTCCTCGAAGACGTCAACTATGACGTGTTCTTTGACGACCCGGAGTTGAAGGGGTTCGTCATCGAGGAAACCCAATACTTCACCGAAAGCTCGGATGCTGAGGACGCCTTCCTGTTCCCCGCTGACGACGCTGCGGTTAAGGAAGCCGAGAGCGCGGACGACGACGCGGAGATTGCCGACCGGAAAATCATCGCCGTCGAATGCGAGGTTATTCCCGGCGAGATCGTCGCGGAACTCATCGACGAGGACGACTTGTACTCGATGCTCGAATACTACGTCGTCCACGAGATGCCGGTTGAAACCCTCGAAGACAAGGCGGCGCTTGCTGAGTTCTCCGACGTGTTGTCGTTGGTGGACGACAGTGAGTTGGACGAGCGTAAGGCCCCGTTCAAGAAGGGCGACTTCCGCAAGGGGCCGTTCAAGGGCGCGAGTGGAGGGGCAAAGGGCGGGAAGTTGCAGGTTCATAATCAGCGTAAACGGATGATGGTCGCCATGCTCAAGAAGGGTGCCATCGTCCGCGTCGCGAAGGGTAAGGGGTATAGGGGCGGTGATTACAAGCCCGGATACGGCCCCGGCGGCGCAAGCGGCTCCCCGTCGAAAAACAAGATTTACCAGAAGATGCGGGCAAAGGGCGCGAAGAAAGCTGGTAAGATCAAGGCTTTGGTTGATCCGGGCCGCAAGAAGGTCATCAAGGTTATCTACAAGAACCTCGGTGCCAAGATGCCGAAGCCGTGGGTTCCGCCCGAAAAGCGCCTGTCTGGGAAGACGGGCAAGAAGGGCAGCGTCAGCAAGAAGTTGGCGAAGGCAAAGGGGGGCGGCAAGAAGGCAGCGGCCATGAAGAAAGCCGCGGGACTGTTCAAGGGCAAAAAGGGCGGGAAGGGCAAGACCATCGCCGCCAGCGTTGAGCAGGAGCGCGATCCTCGTATGCAACTCAGTGAGGGGTCGTCCTTGGCTGCATCGGCCTTGCAGCACCAGCGGGCATGTGCCGATAAGGCGCAGGAAGCCGTCACCATCGACGAAACCAAAGACGAGTAATCTCGTCCGTCGCACCGGGGGGTCGAGAACATCCCGCTCGACCCCCCTGCCGCCTACGAGCCAACGGCGCGGCGGGCGGCGATGAACGTACCCGACCGCCCGGTTACTTGGAGTGAACCAATGGCAGCGTCGGGATCGTCCGTTCTTCCAACCACAACCGCCTCAGAGCAACGTCTCCGGCAAGACGAGTCTGTTACGTATCGCGCGCTCGCGCGCGTGGGCGCGCACCGGGGAGCTAACGTACTCCAAACCAGTGAAGTCTCGGCGCGCCAAGATGAAAGTGTGGGAACCGTCGCCGACGTATCATCCTCCGCGGAGGCAGACGCAGGTGCTAACAAGACGCCACCCCTCACGGAGTCTCGGCGCGCCGCTCCCTCCCGGTCTGGCGCAAGTCTTGCCGCCGCCGCGCTCGGACAGATGATGAAACGATGACGCTCGTTGATCCACACACCCACCGCCCTGTGTTACTTGACGAGTGCGTTCAGACTGCGCCACTGCTTGGCTACATATCAGTGAAGCCCTTCGTTGGCGACGAGTGGTTTGCCGTGTACACCCCGACAGGTGAGACGTTCAAGTTTGAGGCCGTGGTGGGCGCGTTGTTGGGCAGCCGCCTCAAGAGTCGGGCGCTGCTGTACGAGTTGGATTGGGCCTGTGAACAAATTGGCAACGACACTTTGATGTTAGATGAGGACGTGGACGAAACCCGGCTGTTGGACGCTCGTCGGGCGGCGACGGAGAAGTGGGGCGGGCTGTGGGTTGAGTGCGTGGAGTTGGCCTGCCGCGTGAAGTATCCGGCTCTGGTTGTGCGAGAGGGTTGGCGGATTCTGTTTGGTGAGGGCTGACACGGTGTCAATGCGAACGGCCTACACTCCTGAAGCTCCCGCGGTTGAGCGGCTCGATGAGAGCTTGCGGGACAAGGGCGTCCTCAAGGCCATCTTCGTCGTCGGCTCCGGGGGCGCAGGCAAGACGCGGATTGCCAAGGACATGTTCCCCGGTGCCCCACTCAAGGAAATCAACGCTGACGTGCATCTTGAAGCGATGCTCAAGTGGGCGAAGATTTCGCCGAAGGAAGTCGGTGCGCAGCCGCAGATGTTTACGAAGGCGCGAGACATCCGCAACAACGAGCTTCGATACTACGCCGTGCGTCGTCGAGGGTTGGTGATTGATTGTACGGGGTGGGCGTATGATCGGGTTGCCGGGCCATATCATAAGCTCAGGAAGTTGGGGTACGACTGCACGATGGTGTGCATCACCGTCAGTAATCCAACCGCGCATCGCAGGAACGTTGCGCGCGCGAAAGTGGGGGGCAGGAACGTGCCGTCGAGTTTCATCGACGACGCGTGGTACGGCCTCGAAAAGAATAAGGCGCGGTACAAGAAGCTGTTTGGTAAGAAGCGCTTCTATGAAATCAAGAACGATGTCGATCTCACGCCCGCGTTTTGGCAAAAGAATGTCGTCCCGCAGCTACGCACGCTTGGCCGGAAGGTGTTGAGTTTGTCCGTCGCGAACACGGTCGGGCAGGAGTGGCTGAAGAAGGACGAGAAGCTTGTTCGGCAAGCGCAGTCGTTCAAGGCGTCTGACTGGCCGGAGGAGCAGCGCCCAACGTTTGCTCGCGTGCGCGACGGAAAGACGCGGGGAGCGCTTGGCCTCGGTAAGCAGATCGCGGGAACAGGGAAGACCGCGTTGGGAATGTTCAAGCCGAAAGGCGCTAAAGGATTTACGACGGTGAAGTAATGACGTTGGCCGTACCAGATGCCGCAAAACGTTCAGCGCTGCGCGGCCTTGCTGCGCACAAAGAGAACGCGCACCCGGACGTGTCCGGTTTGACTGCTGCCCGCGCCTTAATAAAAGGTGTTGTTGATACTGCGCTCGTGGCCCGTTTGCACCGCTTCTTCTCAATCCAAGCCGACGCGTATCAAGAAGAACTACGTACCCTTAGAACCGAGGCGGACTCCGCCCTCGTCTGTTCGTGGCTCTTGTACGGTGGGACTGCCGGGCAGAAGTGGGCGGCGGGGGAGTTCAAGCGGCTCGTTAAGGAAGGCGTCCTTGAAGAAGAACCGCTGCTCCCGTTATTTAAGCTCTCCGCTGAAGCCCTGTCTGGTCGCTTCTCTGTGGGAGCGTGGCGGTACGAGTACGGCCTGACGCCCCGTTCTGTCGCCCGTTTTATTGAGGAGTACACGCGCGCCACGGGTAACCTTATTGACCTTCCCTCTGTGTTTGGTAAAGCAGCCGAAGCCGTGGGGAACGCGTTGTACCGCCGTTTGCACTCGCCCGATCCTTTTCGCGTCGTGTACCAGAAGCTTCAACTGGAAGACGTGGGATACAAGCTGGCGGCAACACTCGATCTGGAAGACCTCCGCCTTGATGAGTCACTCCCGCAGGCGATGATTACAGGGGGTGGCGCGAGTAAAGCGTTTTCCAAGAAGGTGCAGAAGATGATGTGGGGGACGCTCGTCCCGTACATTATCCTCGCGGTTGAAGCCCCGGAGCAACTTAAGGGTCTTAATAAGTCTAGCAAGAAGCCGCCGCTTGAGAGCGTCAAGGTACTACCCTTCACGATGTACCACGACACGATCAATATTGTCAACTTGTACTTTCACGCGGACGGCGCGCGATACCTCAGCCCCGGCTTCTCGAAGTGGCCGAACGTTGATCTCAGTATGCGGATGCTGATGCTCGCGGCGTGGAAGGGCAAGAAGATTGGCAAGGCGAAGGCGTTCAAGACGCTGACGCAGGCGAAGCTGTGGCTTAAGTCTGTCAAGTACACCGGGCCGCTGTTTCACACGCTGATGCTGGCGTGGAAGAAAGGCGACTGGCAAACCATCGCAGCGCAAATCCCATTAGACGCCGATGTGTACTCCCTGTTTCAACAGTTTGCGGCGGGGAAGCCTCTGCCGCAGGGCGGGCCATCTTTGTCGCAGACGCCTACGAATGCCGCGGCGAAGGAAGTGGCGAAGCAGCACCTTGTCAAGAAGTACGGTGGCCTGTTCTCGGAGGACGATCTCAAGGCCGTCCCGATCTCTAAGACGAAGGCGGGTAAGGCAGCGGTTGCGCTCAAAACTCCGATGGGAATCGGCTCTATTGTGCGCTCGCCGAGCGGCGGGGTTGATTACCGCGTGGAAGCCGCCTTTTCCTTTACCGGGGCCAATAAAGATAAGGAGTTTGTATTTTCTATCATAAAGCAGGGGGCGTCCGCAGGGAAGGTGGGTGACCTCAAAAGCCTCGCGGACACGACGTTGGCGCTCAACCTTAAATCTGGCGCGGCTATCGTGGTGCAGGGAGTTACGGGCGCGCCCGGAACTACGTACCACACCGAGCCGAAGACGCCAGAGCAGGCCGTGGTTCCCAAACCATCTGAGCCGAGTGCGGAAACGTCGTCTATCGCGAACGACGTGGATGAGTACCCGTCCGCGTACGTGAAAATCATCCGCGACGTGGCTGACATGGAGACCATCGTGTTGAGCAGTTGGGCGTTAACCAACACGCAGACCGCTGCCTTCACGGGGGGCGCGGAGCTTAAGCCCGGCATGATGGTGATGGGTGGTAACGGGATGGAAGTCAGTGTGATCTGCGTGGCGAAAGATAAGGACGGCGACCTTTGGATTCTGCTATCTGATGCACAGGCGAACGAATACATCGTCATCCCTGATTCTGATTTGGCGAAGGAATTGTTGGATGGTAACGCGTGGTTCAAGGCGACGGCACCTACGGAGAAGGCTGGTTTCTCGTCTGCCGAGAACTTTATGGACAACTCGTACTTGGACAGCGATTTTGAGGAAGTCGGTATCATTATGACCGACGCGTCCGAGGCGTTCGGTGATAAGTTCGGCGTTGGGATTGACACGAACACGGTTGTTAAAGACACGGCAGGCAATAAGTTCATTTTCCAGTCGGCCTTCATGTTCACCGATACGTCGGTGGTCGTGCTGGTGTACCGAGACGACGCGGGGGCGTATACCAACGTTGAGGACACCAAGCTCGTTAACCTCATTAACTCCGGGAAGATCGAACCCGTTTCCCACGGTGGCGTGGGGGCGCTGCAACAGTATGCCGCGTCCGAGCAGGAAGATGTTGAGGATGAGGAAGAAGACTACGTGCCGCCCACGCCAACGAACAAGTTCCCTCTCGGTGCTATCGTGAGTAAAGGCGCGGATTATTACCTTATCTTGGGCGTCAAGGATGGGACGTACCTCGCCCAAAAGATGAAGCCGTTAGACCACGGGGGTTTTGTGGGGGTGCATGAAACCGTATCGTTTGATGCAGGGGCCACTCTTGCGTGGATGGGCTTGGCGCAGTCGAACTTTAACAACATCGCTGGATGGGTAATTTCCGAGTTGCCAAAGGTGGGGTGGACAGTCGTTAGCACCCCCACGGCTTGGGGCCTCGATCCTGTTGTTCCTGACGCCACCGCATGGGACACCGTGGAGAGTGACGCTTCGTTGAACTACGTCTGCGCCGTGGATACCGGGACGGGTGTGGCGATCCCACTGTTTGGTCAAGAGGCATCCGTCGAGTGGGGTGGCGAGACATACACGTACTTCAACTTCATCTTGAACTCCGCCGCTGTGGAAAAGGGTATTGCCCCGTCGTATGCGCCGAAGACCCCGAAGCCCGAACCGGGTGGCGCGCCGGGGAACAGTCTGTGTGGTATTCAACAGGCGATTGATTATGTGAAGAAGAAGGGTTGGTCGCTTGTATCGGTGAGTGAGGCGGGGTCGGCATACCAGTGGTCGTTGGGCGACGTGTTGATGTATCAAGCCACAAAAATACGCACGATCATCGGCTTTGCCAAGAATGCCAGCGGTGCGCCCATGTATATTACGACAACCGAGAAGGGGAACATCAGTTTTAAGTCATGTTCGACGGGGAACAACGACTACGGCCCGGTTTATGAGGTTGACCAAGACATCCTCGCCGCGCTGCTCCCGATTCCCGGTGAGGAAGGTGGCTTCCCGAAGCTTAATTACGATTTGTCGAAGCAGGCCAAGCAAATTGCGAAGGACGCTGACCTCACTTATGTCCCGTCGCCCCCCGACGCGCCCTTCTATGTTGGAACGCCGTTGCTACACGAGGATGGTGTTAAATATGTCTTGCTCGGTTGGGTGCAGAAAAAAACGGGGGTGCAGGCCGTTGTTGCCGAGGCGGGTACGGATACTCATTGGGAGTACCCCACGAAGTTCCTAGCGGCAGTATTTTCGATTGTGTATACACAGGGTAACCAAATTGACCTCGAAGGGGAGGGCATCACGTTCGGAAAGGGAATAGACGACGCCGCACTTAACGTTCAGCTTGGTGATACGGCGGTCGTCCCGTCCGACATACCCCCGGATTGGGACGAGCCGCCGCCGATCAAACAGCCGCCCTTCGCGCACAACCCTACGGACGGCCACGCGTCCGCGGGCATCGTGGCGATTTCAGCCGGGGCAGTTTATACGAGTTCGGAGGGCATGGAGAGCATGTCGGTCGCTTCGTTCTTGCTGTTTTACCCGCTGAACGAGTTCTCCGGGGACAAGTTGACCTTCCCGAAGGGTACCGTCGAACAGGGTGAGTCCATCGAGAAGGCGGCGGTGCGCGAAGTCAGAGAGGAAACCGGCCTGTCTGTCAAGCCCGTGGCGTACCTCGGCGATTATAAGGGCGGTAACTCCAAGACGCGTTTCTTCGTCGGCTACGTGACGGGTGGCGATCCAAAGCTGGCGGGCAAGGAAACCGACGCGGTGACCTTCAAATCTGCGGCGGTGGCGCAGGCCAAGAAGTGGTCGAAGCTTCTGTCTAACCGGGACAAGAAGGTGTTGGCCGACGCGGTTGAGTGGGTACAGGAACATGGTTGGCCGCACAGCGCCGAAGTGCAGACCGCGGTATCGTACAGCCAAGTGGGACTCGTGCCCCCCGGAACCGAAGTCGCCCTCCCTGCTGGCTTATCAGATGATGACCACTGGAAGGTGTTGCTCATTCAGGCCCCGTTCCCCGTGACGATGACACACATTGAAAAGGCCAAGACGATTTGTGGGCCGAAGGGTTTGGACGTTGGGACGGTGCAGAAGTTCGATACGGCCAAGGACGCGCCGAAAGGCCCGAAGTACGGGGAAATCTTCAAGGGTGGCGCGGCGGGTACGACGCCGATGGCAATGTTGGGCTACGTTGAAGTAACCGGCGAGTCCGAAGTCATCCCGCTCATCTTCGCCGTCTCCCCAAACGGTGAGGGGGTGGTGTATGCTGCCGGAGCCGCGGCGTTGAAAACGTACAAGGTGGATGAGCAAGCCACGGCCATGGCGAAATATAGCGAACCGTTCCTCATTCATCCGTCGCCGGATAAGCAAAAGTTCATCGAGAAGGTGTATTACAACGGCGGCGATCTGAAAGCGGCGGGCTTGACGCTCCATGAGTTTCGTGTGCTCGTGCAAGAAGCTGACCTTCCGAATGCCGGGGGCATCACGCCGGGGCTGGTGTACGATGTGGCGGCGGCATTCGTCCCGACGGGTCTGACGCCCGCGATGTACGGGACGTTGAAATCGAACCTCGCGTCGAACGTCGGCCTCAAGACGTCGGGGACGAGCTTATCGAAACTACTCTCCTCGACCCCGACTGACACCATGTCACTCGACGCGGGCCTGACATCCACCCTGAAGAAAGCCCCACTGAAGAAGGCCCCGAAAAAGATCATCCCGCCGACGAATCCCTCGGCCAAGTTGTTCAAGGACACCGTGGCTGCGCCCGATCCGGCGCAGTTCAAGTACGCGAAGGTCGGTATTCCGGGCGGTGGTTCAAACCCGGCGATGATATTGGAAGGCCCACAGGGAACGAAGTGGTTTGCGAAAAAGGGGAAGGACACGAAGCCTGTCCGCGCGGAGGCAGAAGCGGCGGCGTACCAACTCGGCGCGCTCGTTATCCCGGATACGGTGCCCGTTGGCGCGATGGACTACGAGGGGCAGCGCGTTAGCATCCAGCCGCTCATCGAGAACCTCGACCCCGATCCGATTCCGGGCAACCCCGGTGACTTGAACGATCCAAACAAGACTTTCTTGCTCAAGCAGCACGTCGTTGATATGTTTATCGGCGATCACGACGGCCATGCGGGGAACTTCCTTAAGAAGGGCGGGAAGCTCATTGCCATTGACCGGGGGCAGGCGTTTCGCTTTTACAAAGAGAACGCGGCGATGAGTCTTGACCCTTCGTTCCACCCGTCTGGGAACGTGGGTGAGGGCTACGCCAAAAAGCTCCTGCTCCGGTGGGCCACTGGCAAGGCGCACATCCCGGAGAGCGGGTTCGCCGCGATGCGGTCGGCTATCGACGCTATCCAGAGCATCTCGAATAAGAAAATCAAGGACGTGTTGGCGGGCTTCTTCGTCGTGTCGAAGTTAAAGACGGCGCAGAAGACGGCGATGCTCGGCAGAATCTTCAAGGCGCGGGACTCGTACCTCACTGACTGGACGAAGGTGTTGAAGAAGCTGAAGCAGGGCTTCAAGTGGCCGGACTTGCACGAAACTATGGCGGTCGGGGCCGTCACGATCTCGGCGAAGGACTTGGGCTTCGGGCAGGTCGAAGCGGCTGTCATCAAGGAAGCCGTCACTGCGGGTTGGCAGGGCAAGAGTATTCACATCGACGCGGATGCCATTGAGAATCAGGAAGTCCTTGTAAAGGCGGCTACGGTAACCAGTGGCCCGAACGCGGGGAAACTGGCGACCGTCGTGTACTTCAAGGTCAACCGGAACGCAGCGCTTGCCGCTGAGTCGGAGATGATGTCCAAGGCGACTGTCGAGACGGGGCACATCGGCCCCGGTGTGTTGCCGGGTATTGACTCTGAGTCTGCTGCTGGAACGCCGGAACCTTATTGGGGCCTGTTGCTCGCGGGGATCAAGACTGTCCAAACGCACTGTTATGACAAGCCGGATTGTAAACCGAACCCCGATACGGTGACGAAGCTTCAACAGATGACGAACGGGGCGGGGTACGGCGGGAAGCCGTCGCTCGAAGCGCTCGCCAAGGCGACGGCGGGTAAGTCCGGGAAGTACGGCAAGACGAAGATTCCGAACGACGTGGTTCACGCGATGGCGACTTACTACCTCGAAATCGCCAACAACATCCTGAGTATCGCTGCCGACCCGGAGCAGTTCAAGGGCCAGAAGTTGGACATGTACGATCCCTTCGTGTGGGAGCCACCAGAAGAAGCCGAGGAAGAAAAGGCCGTTGCCTTTACAAATATCGTTAAGCAGCAGGGGGGCCAAGTCTGGCCCGCCCTGTCGCCCGTGTACGACGCTGACTCCAAGAAAGGGACGCTCACCATCACCGAGGCAGGCACGACTCCGATGTACAGCGGCGTGGGCATACTGTCGCAGTATGCCATTACTGTCCCCGCCCTTCCGGGCGCGCATGTGTTCTTCCAACCCGCCAAGTCTGGGAGTGGTGACTCCGCCATCAGGTCATACTACGGGCAAGCGTGGGGACTTATTTATCAGGAGCCGACGCCCGCGTCCATCGCCGTTCTGCTCCGCGCGTTTGAGGACGCCACGAGCATTAAGATGAACGTGGCCGATGAGGACGACAAGGAAATACTGTTCTTGTCAAAGAACGCGTTCCTACTTCAGGGATCGAAGCCACAAGTGTCGCAGGCGGGGGGCACTGTCAATCCGTCGAGTGAGGGTGAAGGCGCGACCGATACCGAGTATGTTACTGCCTTAAAGTCGTATGCGACGGGGGACAAGGAAGGCGCGAAGGCCGCGCTTAAGGAGTACGTCGCCGCGCACATCAGTTCTGCTGCCGTTGGCGGAGCGACAAAGATTACGTCGGAGAATCTCCACCTGCTCCCCGGCTACGGTGAGTACGGGTACAACACGGAGACGGATGAGGAAGGCAACGCGGTCGAGGCGGGCTTTTTCCGCCCGAAGCGATTGGGTTGGACGCGCAAGAGTCTGGCGAAGTACATGGAGTCCACTGAGAGCAATTCTGGGCACGTGTATGTTGCGCATAAAATCACGAGTGGTACATTGCCGACGTTCATTGACGTGGTGACTAAGGGCAACGGCGCAGTGATGGCAAACGTGATGAAAGGGTACAACGGCGTCCCGGTATCTGGCGCGTCTGTGCCCTCCGACATGGGATACGGCGGCTCCGTGGGCTTCTTCTCCGTATTCCGTAAGGGCCTGTCGGCTGGCTCCGGCGTTTTGTACTTTGACATTAGCTTGGCGCTACGCCCGGACGTGTATATCATTGGCTCAGGTGACGGGTTTGGTGATGTCACGCGCACACGGTACACGACGCCGGAAGCGTGGAAAAAGCATGGGTTGAATACGCTGACCGGCAGTATCACGATTACATCGCCTTATCAAATCTGCGTGCGTCACGAGGCGAACTTGCGCCAGTATCTTCGCGTGGCTTTATTCAGCAGCAGCGCCACCGCCAAGACGGCGCGGGATAAGGTACGTCAGTGCTGGGGTGAAGTCACGTTTGCACAGGGCCGGTCGATAAATGAAGTATTTATTAGTGTGTAAAAACGATGGCTGAACTGTTGGACGCTTGTATGGAGGGGTTGTGGCTGCATCCGCCTGCGCCACACCACGTCGCGGGGGCGCTGGACTTTATTGTGGAGATCGAAGGCCGCACACTGTTCGCCTACGGCGGTTGGTGGCGGTTGGACGGTTGGGGGGTTGGGAGCGGCCTCTTGTTCTTATCCGGGGAGCTTGTACCGGACGAGGGCCGGTGGAGCATCGGAGTTCCTGAAGGTGACGTATGGGTAATGCCGACGGAGCGGTCGAGTGAAAAGGAGAAGATGCGGCTTGTACGAGACGACATGGACTTCGACCGCGTGTTGTACCTTGAACAAGTGAATCTTTTGCAGGCGGCGGTGGGCGACGAGTTCGATCTTGCCCCATGGATTGGGATGGTTCTCGCGCGCCCCCGCAGGGACGCCGCGCGCGAAGCGAGGAAAAACTCGACTAAACTCCGAAAAGTTGCTAGAATCTTCGTAGTTAATTATGATATGATGGTGATCGATGTTCTGGTCTTTGACGAAGGTAAGCGGGCGGCAACGGCCTGTGGTACTCCTTGGTTGGAGACTCACGCCGACGCGTGGATAGCGAGGGAAGATGAAGTCGATCTTGAAACTGTTATCAACTGGATTGCCGAACTACAACCTTATGGCGGGATGTGGCTGCGTGGTGCAGCGGTTCTTGAAGCTGAAGGGTCGATAGATGACATTGCCGTCCGAATGTTTTCGCGAGGTCGTTAACATGGAAAAGGAGAGGTAAAGATGAATAAGCAGACCGCAGTTGTTCCCGTGTATGAGTTTGGCGCGAAGGCCGGTGCGGCAGCGGAAGCGACTGTCCTCGACTTCGAGGTCAAGGAAGGGCAGGGCGGACAAATCCAGATGGAGATCGAAGCCGACGAGGCTGCGCTCACCGTGTCGTTGCAGGCATACAGCGCCGATACAGCGGCGTGGGGCGACCTCGCCGCGACCGAACACGGCCTTGACGGAGCAGACATTGCCGTCCCTGCCAAGACGATGAGTCCGGCGAACTTCACGTTGCGTCCGGGCAGCGATACGGCGTTCCGTGTCCGCGTCTACGGCACGACCCTCCCCGGTCGGGGTCGGATCAAGATGCGCGGCAGTGAGCTTCTTGACATTGACCGCATCTAACGTCGCTGCTCCCTGATTGGACGGGGCTGTTACCCGTCACACGAGCCGGGACGTTGTGTTATACGTTCTAAAGGAGTTCTGAAATGCCAAGCCCGCAGACCGCAAACATGGAATCGTACCGGTTCGCCGCTCCCGCCGCGCAGGAAGTTGTGTCGCCTGTCGCCGCAGCCGGTGATCTGGTGTTCGCCGGTGGTGTCCCCGTTGACACCGAAACCGTCGTCATCTCGGACGCCTATGGTAATGCCGTGACGTTCGAGTTTACCGCCGCCGCGGCCGCGACCGGCTCCGTGACGATTACAGCGGCAGTGGACGGCGATCTCATCGACCTTGAGGACGGCGTGGCCGTTGCTACGCAGTTTGAGTTCGATGATCCTGTCCATGCGGACGGTAACGTCGCGTTTAACGTCAACCCGAACGACGCGGATACCGTTACGGTCGAGGACGGGGACGGTACGACGGTCATCTTTGAGATGGACGCGGGTGTGGTGGCGGACGGTTCTGTTACCCTCACGGCTGGCAACGCCGCGGACGGCGACCGGGTTGACCTCGACGACGGGGTGGATACGATCCAGTTTGAGATCGACGACCCTGTACACGCCGATGGCAACGTGGACTTCACCGCTAACTTGAACGACGGTGATACTGTTACCGTTGAAGACGGCGACGGTACCGTCATCGTCTTCGAGGGGGACGGGGGGGTGCAGGCCACAGGCACCGTGACCATCGCGGGCGGCAACTCCGCAGACGGCGATCTCATCGAAATCGACGACGGCGTGAACGTGGCTACGGAGTTTGAGGTTGACGATCCGCAGCACGCGTCGGGAACCATTGACATTGCCGTCCTTCCGCTTGATGCCGATACGATTACCATCGACGACGGCCAAGGCACGAGTCTGGTCTTCGAGTTTGAGTCGGGCGGTGGTATTGGCGGCGACGTGCAAGTGGACATTGCCGCGCTTGATCCTACTACGACGCGCGACAACCTCGTCACGGCGATTAACGGTACGGCCCTGCTTATGGTGGCTGCTCCCGGCGCGGGTGACGACTTGACCCTGCTCGCGGATGAGGGCGGAATATCGTACAACGTCGCCATCGTCGAAAGCACAGGCGGCGCGCGCGTGGTTGTGGCGGGTATGACGCTCGGCGCGGCGGCAGTGGCATCGGGCGGCGGCGAACCCGTGATGCTTGGAGCTACGAACCTTCGCACGACCACCTTCTTCGTCGCTGCGGTCAACAACGTGGGCGGCGGCTTGGCAATGCTGGCAGCGGACGCCGGTGCCGGTGTGACCAACCTCACCAACGACGCGTACCTCGCGGCTGGTAACGTTGCCATTGACACGTCAGGGGCGACCAACACCACCGACACGGAAATGACGGGTGGATTTGATCCCGGCGACGGCCCAATCGGCGGTGACGTGGCCTTCGCTATTGGAGCGGCGGCAGCCGACACCATCGCGGCATTCATCGTCGTGGTCAACGCGTCGGCTCTCCTGTTCACCGCTTCCCCCGGCGCAGCCGACTCAGCGGACATCGACGCGGATGAAGGGGGCGTGGCGCACAATGTTGTGATCCTTGAAAGCACTGCCGCCGCGCGCATCACGGCAACAGGCATGGTGAACGGCGTGGCAGCGGCGGCTACGGCCCCAAGCACCGCCGTCTTACTCGGCTCGACGTATCTCAGGACGACCGCCTTCCTCACCGTGGCAATCAACGCCGAAGCCACGTTGGACTCCACCGCCGTCGATGCTGGTGGCGGCGTCATTACCCTCACGCAGGACGGCGTGGGCGTGGCGGGGAACACCGTCATTCAAGAAATCGGCGCGAATTACTCGAAGGTTGATTACTCCGGTGGTTTGAATGCCGGGGACGGCCCTATCACTGGCGACGTGGCCGTGGCAATCGGTGTGAACGCCGCGGCTACGGAAGTGAACTTTCGCACGGCGGTCGCCGGTACGGCCCTGCTGTTTACTGCGACAATAGGCGCTCCTGACAGCACTGACCTCGATGCCGATGAAGGGGGCGTGGCTCACAACGTCGCTATCCTCGAAAGCACGGCTGGCGCTCGGATCGTGGCAACCGGTATGCTCAACGGCGCGGCGGCTGTCGCTGCTGGTGGTGGAACGCCTGTTCTGGTCGGGGGTACAGCGGCTCGTTCGGCTGCGTTGCTTACGGCGGAGATCAATACAGTTGGTGCGGGCCTCGCGATCACAGCCGTCGATGCGGGCGGTGGTGTCGTCAACCTTACCAACGACGCTGTTGGCACGGCAGGTAACGTTGCTATCGTTGAAACCGGCGCGAACATCGTGGCAGTCGGGATGCAACTTGGTACGGACTTGGCGATCACGGCGGGCAACACCGCGGTGACCCTCGGTGCTACTGCCGAGTTGTCGCGGGACAACTTCCTCACGACCTTTGCGGCCTCGGCCCTGTGGGAGAACATCCTCGGAGAGGCGTCGGGTGTTGACACCATCGACTTCACGCATCGGGAAGCAGGCGTTCGTGGAAACTCCGCCGCTATTGCTGAGGTGGCAACCAACGTCACGCGTACGGACTTTACGGGCGGGGCGGAAGGGACGCTCGACGACGTGGCGGCGTGGGGAACGATCACCTTCGCGGGCCTGCCCGCGGATGAAGAAATCATTACCATCACTGACTACTATGGTCAGGAAGCGGTATTTGAGTTCGACAGCACCGGGGCGTTGGCGGTGGGCGTGGCCTATGACTTCCCGCGCGCGTCGGTGACCATCGGTGTCTCGGCAGCTTTGACCGCGGCGTCGTTGGCCGCGGCGATCAACGCATCGGGCCTTTTGCTCACCGCGGCGGTTGCCACGTTCGGTGGTAATAGCGTCGTATACCTCACACACAACAACCCCGGAACCAAGGGCAGCAACGCGACTGTCGTTACGGTGGCAACCAACGTCACGGCCACGGCCACTTTTTCAGGTGGTGTGGCGAAGACCGAAGACGCCGTGATGATGGAGTTCCGTGTAATGCGAGGCGGGCCTTTGCACATGGAGTTCAAGGCCGACGAAATGGCCTTGTCCATCACGGTACAGATACGGACGGCCACCGGGAATTGGGTTACAGTGGCCGCAGCTACGCACGGCGAAGCTATCGACGCCGTGGCGCTGCAAGCCCTGACCACGATCACGCGCGACATTAAGTTGCGTGAGGGTGTGGACGCCCGGCTGCGGGTTTTGTCGTCGGGCGGCGGCACGTGCAATATGCAGTTGCGGCACAGCAGTCTGCTCTCGCCGGTTGAAATCTAACCGGCCTGTGCAGGTTTGACATGGTGTCAAAAAAGGAGAACAGCCCGTGAACGTTCAAGAACACCAGATTACCATCGGACAGGCGGGTGGGGCAGCCGTGGTTACCACCGTCGCGGTCACCCGCGACCTGTCGTTCGACGCGGTACACGCAGGCCCCCCGGCTTATCCACTGCTCTGCGTGGTTGAAAATAAGGGCGACGCGGCGTTCACGTTGACCGTCGAGGGATCGGGAACCAACGAAGCGGTGGGCAACCCCGATAACTACGACTCGCTTCAGTTGCGCGTCAACGGGGTGGATGTCAGTGGCGCGACCGGCTTCGCTGTCCCTGCGCTGGCCCGCATCCCCTTCCTCATCGAAGGCATTACCGAGACGTTGGCGACGGGCAGTGTGGACTTCGGCGGTGCTTTGACAGACGAAGATGCCATTACGATCAGTGATGGTGTCAACACCGTTACGTTTGAGTTTGACGACGACGGCGTTGTCGATCCGAACAACACGGGCTTCGTGGGCGTGGGCGCTCCCGCGCAGATTGCGGCTCTCATCGTCGTCATCAATGCCTCGGTGTTGCGTATCGACGCTGTGGCGGGCGCGGGCGACTCGACGGACTTGACCGCGCAGCCGGGCGTGGGTGGTAATGAAATCATCACTGACGCGGAAACTGGTGCGGTTATCACCGTGGTTGGAATGGCAGGTGGTATCCTACGCTACGCCGAGTACGTCCGGTTCGCGCCAAGTACCGTGGCGGCGCGGGGCGCGGTCAGCATCGCGCATTACGTCGGAGAGTTAGAATTGAGGAATAGAGCCGGAGTGCTGTAACATGGCAGCGACGCACGGGTTGGTTAACGCACTGCTCAAGAACAAGAATCACATGGTTTGTACTTGCGGCTTCCCGATCCCAAAATATCCGGGGTTATACCCAAAGAGATGTCCGAACTGCGACCGACCGTTGAAGCAGGAAGCGAACCCGGAGGCGGTGTAAAACTCGACGGGAAAGTCCCGTGGCCGACTTCGCTGATCGCATGCGAGTTTTTCGTCTTTGTATGGAACCGGGATTATGAACGTTTTGAGTTGCTGCTCGACGACGAGGAACACACGAGCTACAACTTGGGCAGCGACACCCAGCGAATTATAAAGTGGCTCCGAAACATTGGGATGTTTGATCTTGGGTGTCGTGGCATTGACCTCGCGCGTGAGTTTGGAGCGGCGCAAGTGATTCCGCCGCAGAACCGGGTGTTGGTGTTGAAGAACCCACCCCCGAAGACGCGCGTCTTGTTCAAAGACGCCGAGAAGGAGTCAGGAAATGTCCGTTACCGAACTTTACCTTTCATCGGGGTCGCTGATTCACGAGGGCGCTGACGGCGCTCTGATCCCCGAAGTCGTACTCGTTCAACAAGGGGGGAAGGCGTTCTTCTTCAAGGGAGCGCCGAACGAACTCGCCGAGACGACGCTACTCGTCGAAGATACGGTTATTGTTGAGAGCTTCGGCGACCTTGACCTTGAGGAAAAGGCGGACGGTACGAAGGTGGTCAAGGGCGGACATTGGTTCGTCGAAGGCCCCTTCCAGCGCTCCGACGTGGCAAACGCGAACAAGCGGCGGTACCCCCGCAAGATTTGGGAGCGTATCGTCGCCGACTCAAAGTCCCCGCAGCAGCAGACTATTAAAGAGCGGGGGATGATTGGACACCTTGAACATCCGCAGGACGGCAGGACGGATGGCAGCAAGGGTGCGTTGATCACGACGAGCTTGCAGCTTCGTAAGGACGGCGTGGTGTGGGGCACCGCTGAAGTATTGGACACCCCGAACGGTAAGATTGTGCAGGAGTACATCCGAAAGAACGTCCGGTGGGGTGTATCGTCACGTGGCACCGGAAGCGTTAATGCAGAAGGCGTGGTTAACGAGCAAGACTACAACCTCGTGACCTTCGACGCTGTGATGAAGCCCTCGACTCCGGGCGCGTTCCCGAAGCCGAAGGTACAGGACAAGAACACGACCGAAGAAGTATTGATTGAGGAACACGGGCAGGACGTCTTGACTGACGAGGCGAAGGCGCTCCAAGTTGCCGTCACCGAACTCGTCGAAATGCCTATCGAGGCGCTGGATGAAGTTGGCAGGATTGAGCTTACCTCTAGCTTGCTGGCACGGCTTGGGAGCGTGAGTGGCGCGGTCAAGGAGAAGTCGATCCCCATTGCAAAGGCGGACGAACTCCGAGACTGGCTGCACCGTAAACTAGGTCAAGTTCACGCAGCTACGCAGGAAGTGGCAATCCAGACCATCATCGAAGGCGCGACCGAGGGTGAGACCGACGAGGAACGTCAACGCAGCGCGGGCGCATTTGAGCAGATCGTGTCCCGGCTTCAAAAAACCAACAGCGAACTGGCGGAGCAGTACCAGACGCTCACGGATGAGGCTGAGAACACACGGGCGGAGTATCATGAGGCCCTTTCCGACCGGGAAGGGCAGATTGAGCTTCTCCGGGGTCAGTTGGACGTTGCCCTTCGTGAAGCGGCAGATATAAAGGCCATGCTTCGGTTGACGGAAGCCAAGCTGGACGTATCCGCGGCATACATCGCCAGTCTGTCCGAGGAAAGCGAGGACGAGCGCGACGAGGCGGGGATCAACACCGCCGTCGAAGCCGTGCTGACGGAGCACCCCGAACTACGTAAGTTCGGTTCCATGCTTCAGGAAGCCGCTGACCCCGGTCACGTGGCGTTGTTCGCCGAGCATCTGCTGCCGACTGTGGCACCACCCACCGCTGCGTCAGGATCATCCCGACCGGCCCTTCCAGCAGGGCTGCGGGTCGCGTCCGATGACGGAGCAGCAGCACCGGAGCCGCGTCCGAGGTCTGCATCGCGGGGCGCGCGCCGAGCAGCGCGTGCTTTGAATGAGATGAAGTCGCGGCAGGAAGCCGTTGCTCCCGTCGTGGCGGAGTCAGAGTAACACAACCAACAGAAAGGACGTAATAATGATTGTACAGCAAGGGCAAAGCGGCATCTACGAGGGTATCGTCGCGGCTGGCCTTCGCCTCGCCGAGACCCCGGAAGCCGAGGGTGGATGGTTGGAATACTTCTCGGAGAGTGAGGACGCCGATCTTCGGATCGAAGACCCGATTCTCCGAGGGCAAACCGCCATCGTGCTCGAAAACTGCAAGCGCTGGCAGGCGCGCGTCTGCCGCGCGGGAAGCAAGCTGGATGAGGACGGCTTGCTGCACATCAACGAGGCCACGCGGTCAGCGTTGGTCGGCGGGTTCAGTGACTATCTGTTCCCGATCATCCGCGCGGCGTTCCCGACCAATCCCATCAACGACCTCGTGTCGGTTCAGCCCACGAATCGCCGGACGGCCACGGTGATTTACTGGAACTGGATTTACGGCTCGACGAAGGGCGACATCACCGCAGGGCAGCGGGCCTTCGACGCGCAGACCGGCAAGCAGGATTCCGGGTACCACTACTCGGATAACGTCGTTGACGGCGAAGCCAAGGGCGCAGGCCCCGGAGCGGATACCGTGACGGGCACCCTGACTTACCACGACGGGGGCGGCGTCATCCCCGGCTCCATCCGGCTGACGCTGACGCATAGCACCCCCATTGGGGTCACCGCGACCGACAACTCCGCTGGTGGTTTCGTGTTGACGCGCGATGACACAGGTGCGGTGTTGGCGCTCGCGGCATCGAGCATCGACTATGCGACCGGCGTGTACAGCATCCAAGTCAACGCCGATACGTTCACCAACGCAGCGGTGACGGCGTATTACCGGTGGGACAGTGAGGGGTCGAGCAGCATCCCGCAGATGGACGTGCAGATCACCACAAGCACGACCGAGACGCAGCGGCGCGCGATGCAACTCAACTACTCCACCGAGGCGCTGCACGATGTCATGACCGAGTTCGGCGTGTCGCTCGAACCGAATCTCATCTCCGGCTGTGCCGAGCAGATGAACTTCGAGATCGCGCGGCAAATCATCGCGTCGATCTGGGCGGTCGCGCCGATTGTGTCCACGTTCCCCATCACGGGTTCGGCTGGGTACAATCAGCAGGATCACTTCAAGGACATCGTGTACTACCTCAATCAGGCCAGCAACAACATCTGGCAGCGTACCCAAAAGGGGTACGGCAACTGGTTGGTGGTGGACGAGGGCGCGGCCAACGTGGTCGAGTCCCTGCCCCGCACGTTGTTTGTCCCGGCCCCGCGTCCGGCGAGCGTCCAAGGCTTGCACTTCATTGGAACGCTTCAGGGCAAGTATAGGGTGTACAAAGACTGGCACCTCATCAACGAGACGGGTGCGAGTGCCACTGGTAACGTGCTGATGGGCTTCAAAGGCACGCAGTTCTTCGAGGCGGGCTTCGTGTGGTCGCCGTACCAGATGCTTTACACCACCGACAGTCTGACCACGGCGGACTTCCTTACCCAGAAGGGCATGGCGAGTCGGTACGCGACCAAGATGGTCAATCCCGACTTCTACGCGCGGATCAACCTCTCACCGTAACCGCGCGGCGTACAACCATGAGCAGTATGCCGGGGCCACCACACCCCGGCATACTTTTAGAGTGGCGTTGGTATCGTACCAGCGCCCTTATCGAGGACGTGCGAGTAACCCGCACACGGTAAGGAGAAGGACAATGACGTTGAAAAAGGCGCAGCCGGTTTTTGTAAATCTTCAGTCGAGTGCGGTACGCGTGTTCGGCCCGGAGAAGAACCCGATCAACGTACACCCGTTTCGGAATAAGGGGACACGGCCCGACGCGATTTATGAAGTGGTTGGTGAGCACTATCGCCAGTTTGTCAGTGGGCATGGCCCGCTGTATCCCTTTCCCGGTTCCGACGCGGCCTTGGGCCACGTCGCTGCGAGAACTATGCCGGGCTTCCCTACGGCGGCCATCATGCAGGCCGACGTGAACGACTGCATCCTTAACCTACGTGCGCAGAGTGTGGCAGAGCAGGCACAGACCCTCACCAATCTGTACCATACCAACGTGGCGTTGTTCAACGCCGTCGCCATCGACAGGACGCGTATCGAGGTGGGTATTAGTGGGCTTCCGCAGCGACCCGTTACCAAAGCCCCTGAAGCACCCACAGCACCCGCAGCCGCCGCACAGGTGCCAACGGTCACCGAACCACTCCCAGACGCCCCCACGGCCACTAAGGAAGCCATAGAGGACGAGGAAGCGGCCTTTGAGGACTTCAATCCGTTCATCTTGAAACTCATCGAGGACATCTCCCCTGAATTAGAGGGCGATCCGGCGAAGCGTGTTCCGATGGGGTACTATATGCAAGCGCGCTTCGTGGGCGCGAAGCCTGTGCTTCCAGCAGAGTACATCAAGTACCAGTCCGCCCTCGATTTGTTGTTGGTCGTGGAGACGGAACATAAGGTCAATGCCCAAAACTACGAGGAAGTGAAGGAGCAGTTAATCGCCGAAAGCACACAGGAACCCTCGGCGATCAATGCCAGTGGGCGGGCCTTCAAGTTCGCGCAGGAACACGACCTCGACCTCAATACCATCGAAGGCACGGGCTTGAACGAGCAGATTACAATCAAAGATGCCCGCCTTGCGTTGGCAGAAATAAACTCGCAGGCATAGCGGCCTGCAAGGGACGGAGCGCGCTATGCCGAACTCGGAATTGACAGTTGAGCTTATTGAGGAAGAAATCCGGGGTGAACTTGGCGACACCCTTGTGGACGTTGAGATTAACCGTCAAGACGTGACCCGTATTATCCGCGGGGCCATCCGTTTGTACAACCGTACCGTTCCCGTTCGGCGTAAGGCCGCGCTTACCATCGCGCGGGCGCAGAAGAAATATCCTATTACGCACGCCGGACTACGCGGGATCACGGAGGTTGAGTTCCTTGGCCCCCGCGCGGAGTATGAAGGGCTATTCGATCCAATGACGTGGGACAGCCCTTCGGGAATCCCGATGAGCGCGGATACGTATGGGAACATTATGGCTCGTTTTCAGTATCTCGAACAGGCGCGCAGGTTGGTATCCGCCGAGCCAGAGTGGTCAGCGCAGTGGGAGGCGGATGGGCTTTACTATCTGTACATTTCCGTTACCAACCTTGAACCCGTTATCCTCAGTGAGTTGGGGGCGACACAATACCTTTGCAGCTACACGTACACGATCAGCGTCACCGCAGATGACGACACGGACACCGGGCTGCTGTGGGTACCCGCCTCCAACACGGACTGGATCGTGGATTACTGCATTGCTGCGGCCAAAACAACTTTGGGTCGGGCGCTGCGCAAACAGGGGGGCGTCCCGATGCCTGATGGCGGTACTGAGCAAACAGATGGTGAGGCATTGGTGACCGAAGGCCGTGAAGACTTGGAGCGTCTGCGGACGGAATTGAACGGTAGGCGAAGGCCCCTGATACCTGTAATAGGTTGAGAAAGCGCATGGGCGCAGGGAACGACATGAGTCAGTTAAAAGAGTTGACAGAACAGTTACCAGAGTTCCCACCGCCCGCCGCGTATGGTGGTGGTCTCAAGGTTCATAAACTGCCCTGTGGTACGTCTTTGTCGTTGGGCCTTAAGCAGCAGGCGGAAATCTCCTGCGCGGACTGGTTCCATTCCGCCTCAACCGTTCTCCCGCCACACTGCCACAGGCAGCGCGAGTGGCTTATCATCTATATGGGGCGTATCGACGTTTTTATCTTGCCACAACAAATGCCGCCTGATTTGGAAGCGCTGGCGCGTTTGTGTGAGGACGACCTCAGCGCGGCGCTTGAGGAAGTAAGCCGGATCGGTGAACGGCACGCGCTGCGTGCTGGTAACTACCTCGTTATCGAACCGAATGTGGCACACTGCGTCAACGCGCTCATGGACACGTGGTTTCTCGCTGTTACAATACCGATGTCCGTGGGCTGGCCGCGCGATCCTCATGCACCGACTGGAATAGGGGAACAACCGGGTTAGAGCAACAACCAGAATAGAGGAACAGCGTGAGCGGAGACAACGGTGCAGAAATTGGATCGTGGAAGTCGTGGGCGCGCCGTGTCATCAGCAAACAAGATGAACTGACGCAGGAGATGCGCGAACTGCGGCGGGAACATGGTGAGCGGATGGAGGCGTTGCAGCACGCGCACACTGAGTCGTTAAACGCTTTGCGCGTGGAACACGCCGCGTCGTTCGACGCTATGCGGCAGACACACGTGGTTGAGCTTGAGAAGCTACGTTTGGAGTTGCGTACCGATCTTGGCAAGCTGCGGGATAAGGTCAACGCCACCGCCAACGAACTGTGGATGATAAAGGGCAAAGTCGTCGCGTATGGAGTGGCGGCGGGCATTGTTGTAACGGTCTTGATAAAGATTTTCGTGAAGTGAGGAACAGACGGTGACCAATGGCGCGGCGACTCCCGAAATACAAGAAGGCGCACATCCCTGCTATCAGGAAGGTCAGTCAAACGCTCAATCGTATTGCCAAGCAGACGGCGTTTGACGTAATAACGACGTTCGCTGAGGAGCGGTGCGCGACGTTTAAGCAGCGGATTCTGGATCAGGACTTCAAGTCCTTTGAGACGACGCCTTTGACAGACCAGTATTTGGCGCGGAAGGCGTCGGCGAACGTTGACCTTCGGACGATGATCGCGACGCATCACTACATTGATAACATTAAGGTATTGACGCGGCGAGACGACGATGGAAGCATCACGATCTATATTGGGTTCAACCGGCGCACCCTCGCTCGCAACCTTAAGGGTGAAACGGTGCAGTTTGCCTTGTATGAGGTCGCGTATGTGCAAGAAAACGGGTCGGAGAAGGCCCACATCCCGCCGCGCCCTCACTGGAAACCCGAACTTGACCGCATCCGCGCGGCATCTCCCAAAGTACGGCGCAGGATCGAGAAAATCGTTACTAAAGCCACGCGTCAAGAACTGGTGAAACTGTTGAAGACCGGATAATGGCGTACTTACCCGCTAATCCACTCAACCAGACTGAGTTCCCCAAGCCGTGGGGCAAGGACTTGGCCCTCGCCATCCGGGTGATTGAAGAACGATTCCGTCGTCATCATACGTTGATCCAGTATCATAGCATCAAAGCTACGCCCTCAATTATCTCCGGCGTGGAAACGACTGGCGAAGACCTCAACGTCCCGACAGGTGCGGCGGGGCACACCAAGATTGACCCTTTGTACGGTGAATCGGTTGAACCGGACTCAGATGCTAATTGGCAGCAGCCGCATTTGTCAGGTGATACAGCAGCAGCCACGGCAGACATCGAGCAGTTTGAAGACCCCATCGAGATACATTTCCGCGTGCAGCGGGACAACATCAAGCTCGAAGCGGAGATGTATGGATTCGACCGCATTCGTGATCTTATTGCATACGCCCCCCTGTCGTTCCTCGACACGTTCGGAAGAACAATTCGGGCGGGTGACTGGTTCTCATGGGACGGTGATCCGTACACGGTCTTGCAGTATGACCGCGTTGGCTATTGGAAGAACACTAATATTCGCCTTTACATGTTGATGAATTGTGAACATAGACGCCACGACTCTTAGATGTGCCATCAGTGAGTGACACGGTGTCAAAGATGACAGTACCGAGAACCGACCCGCTCCCCCCGAAGCTCTACCACGGGAAGACAATCCGCGTCTTGTCCTTCAATAACATCGAGGCGCAGGTTGACCTCGGCTTCGGTGTGAGTGTTCAGAAGCGCGTGTATATTGAGGGCATCGACCGTGAACTCATCAAGAGTATGAGCAAAGCGGCGACCCATTGTCTGGTTGTCCTGCTCGGTGGGAAGCGTATCTTGCTTCACGTGCAGAAGCCGGATGCTGAGGGGCAGATTATCGCGCGCGTGTATCTCAACGAAAGGGTGTACCACGACCCCGAAGGATTTGTGACGCCTGCCGGGGTGGACAAGCCGATGTTGGAGATCGGTATTTATATGCCGTGGCTGGCCGGGCAGGGGTTTGACATAGCTACGGTCAAGCGGACGCTGAACGGAAAGTGATATGGCTGCGCCGCACAGCTTAGAAGACACACTTCGCGTCCACGACATAGCGTTTATGCAGTGGCTCAGCGGACTCCACGTGGACTATGGAACCGCTGGCGGACTGCTCACGCCTGCGCGTGATAACGTGCCAATCCTGCGCCGGTTTGTTGCCCCCTCACGCGTGGCGTCGGCGGTGGCGGACTGGCTTGTGCAGATGGGGTGGATCAGCGAGTCTGACGCTGCTGTGGCCGCGTTTAAGGCCCAAGTGAAAGCCAGCGGCCTGTCCGTCCTGCCGCTCCCTATTGCGTCGGTGCAGCGGGGCGACCCGGTACTCGACCCGGAGATCAGTGGCGTCCCGAAGTCGTTCCGAAGGCGCACGTTTGACGCGACGACCGGTAAGTGGACGATCCACCCATTCCCCGGCCATTACCGGACAGACTACACCGTGACGTTTTGGTGCCACAAGATGTTCACGGCTAACTTCATCCGAGAGTGGGTGATGTCGGAGATCGGTGTCCTTGGTTGCGCGGACAATGAGCGTTTGATTGCGGTGACGCACGACGATCCGGTCGGGGTTAAGTCGCAGAGCTTGAAGATGACCGGCAGCAGCGACATGTCGAACCTCGAAGGGAGTACCGAGCCGCGGTACATTCGCTTCCAGTTTATCTTCTCTCTGCGGACGCTCTTTTACCGCTTGCCGTCTGATCCAGTGTATCCCGTCGAAACGATCTCTGCCGAGGAAGTGCAGTTCACCGATCAGCAGTGCGGCATGACGGGCGACGGCGGAGCGTCCCTGTCTATCGCGAACCGCTCGCTGTCGGACAACCTGTTCCAGCCCTTGCAGTCGTACCACGACATCGCCGCGCTGTGGCCGACTACGGGAACGGCGAGCGCCGCGCACAGTAAGCTCCTTCCCTCGGACAGCGACCTTAGCCGGACGCCCCCGCACACGGCGTTGCGGTGCAGCGTGACGACCGAGAACGACGGCGTGGAGATTTGTGAGCGCCTGCTTGCCAAGGATGATGATGGGTACGGCCTGTACGCGATTTGGTTCGAGTACCTTGCGAGCGAGGCGGTGACGTTACAGATCAGCAACCGCGACTACGACGCGGACGGCGAGCCTGAAACGACGACGTTGCTTCGGGAGCGCTCCCTGCCTGCTGCGCGTCGGTGGACGCGGGTGTCACAGTTTGTTCCGGCCAACAAAGACGCGATTATTGTATCTCTTGTGGGTGTTGGTACGGCGAGCGTGGCTCACCTTGCGAATGTTCAAGTCCGGCGCGTGTTGCCTTATACACGACTCTGGTGCTTTCATACGGCCACCGTTGCTCTTGAGAAGCAGTTGTCGTGGACTGACCTCGAAGCAGGGGCGTACTATTTGGTCGTCCCGATTCTTATGTCTGGGGTGGGAACCTTTTCCGTGGACAACGCGACGGCGGGGTCAACGGATACACAAACCGAGACATATAACTCCGCAGAAAACTTAGGATCGTGCTTGTTGCAACAGTCTTTGGACGGTACAATGATGTTGCGTTTCCCATCGACTACGACGCTCACAAGCGTCTGGTTGGTTCGGTACTATGCTGGCGTCTTTGGGAGCGGTTGATGCCGAACGTGACTGTGAAGAATAATCTGGCCCAACTTATCACCGCGTCAACGGACGCAGGCGGCGGGCCGGTTGCATTGAAACTGAGTCCAAAGGGTGAGAGCGCTGGAATCGACTCCACCCACATCACGGACTACACGAAAAGATTGGCCCAACTCGGCCACGTGACGATCCGGTGGGATTGACCCACTAGAAGGAGTTGAGAATGCCCGGTACGTCGATGAGTGCGTTTGACTTTTCGGATTTCGTATCGAACCTCGCCGTGACTCGCCCTGCTATCGCAGGCGGGGCGACCAAAGGCGCGTTGAATGAGCCGACGCGCGTCCGTTCGGACGCCGAATTGATTCAGAAGTTCGGTTATCCTCTCACCACTGACTACGGCCTGCAAGCCGCGCTCGTTTATCTCAAAGAGGGCGGCGATCTCATCTTCTTGCGCACGGGCGTGAGCGCGGGCCTTGTCGGCGGCGTGACGACCGCTGACAGAGCGCTTCCCGGTCAGGAGATCACCCTCGCTGGTGTGGCGGCTGACGGCTCCATCGAGGCCACCGATGACGCCCAACCGGTGGACGGCGACTTCATTACCATTTCCGAGGACGGCGGCGTTACCCCCCTTGACTTCGAGTTCGACGACAACGGTGCTATCGTCGGTGATGTGGGCGTCCGCATTGGTGCGGACATCAATGAGTCGATGAACAACCTCGCCGCAGCCATCAACATCACGTTCACCACGCTATACTCCGGCGCGTCTGTGTTGGTGGCGTTGCACGAAAGAATCACGTTGCAGCACACGCTCACCGGCGCGGCCTACAACGACGTCATGGTTGCCACGCCCGTGGGCGCGGGCGGGATAACCGGTTGGACGCTGGTGGGCCTCGTCAACGGTGTCACGGAGACATACGGCCCGGCAGTTGCGGCCATCACGGTCAGCGCTGTTTCACCGGGCACGTGGGGTAACTCAATCGCTGTGGTTGCTAGCGCCCCGGTTACCGGCACCGGTTTCAACCTTGACGTGTACTATTCACCGGTGTTCGGGGCAGCGGCCAGCATCGTTGAGCAATTCAAGAACCTTTCCCTCGTGACTACAGACCCTCGGTACATCACTAACGTGCTGCTGTATGGGATCGAGGGTGAGGTCAATACGAGCGAGTACATCACCGCGGTGGTGGAAAACGACGCGTACTCGGTTACGGTCGGGGTCACGTCGTATACGCTTGGCGCGGGCGGCGGCGTGGTTGGTTCGGACGGCCTCGGTACAGCAGACTACACCGCCGCGACTGTGGTCGGCGCGATGGTTGGCCTGACGGCCACGGGCCTGCAAGCCCTCAAAAACGCGTACAAGATTTCTATCGACGCTATTGCTGCCCCCGGCTGGTCGCATGCGACCGTGGTGGACGAACTTATTGCGCTCGCCACGTCCCGCGCGGACTGCATTGCGGTGATCGATCCGCCTATCGGTATCTCACCGCTGCTCTTGGCGCAGTGGGTCAACGGTTTGGGGCCTGCTGGCTTCCCGAACTCTCCGGCCGCGATCTTGGACTCGTCCTATGCGATGGTTTCGGAGTGGTGGCAGGAAACATACGATGCGTACAACAAGCAGAAGATTTGGCTGCCGCCAAGTGGCTACGTGTTGCAAGCAATGGCCGTCAACGACCGGGATGGCGCACCGTGGCTCCCGTTTGCGGGCCACACGCGCGGGGTGGTTACTGACAGTCTTCGGACGGAATACAGCCCGACCGATGCCGAGATCGAGACGCTGTACGAGAACGGTATCAACTGCTTCTTGCAGTTTATGGACGCCGGGCATCGCATTGTTCATTTCGGGAACCGGACGCTGTACCGGACGCCCTCGAAGCTTCAAAGCATCCACGTCCGCAGGATGCTCCTGTATATTTACAAGGCCCTCGGCGGCGCTCGCAATTACCTCGTCTGGGATCCAAACGACGAGGTGACGTGGCGCAAGTGGACGATGATGGCTAAACAGGTCTTGACGACGATCCAAGCGGGGCGTGGGCTACGTTCCGACACACCGAGCGGACGCGGATTCAGCGTCCAGTGTGACGCAGAGACGAACCCCGAAATCCAGCGCCAGCAGCGTACAATGCGGGGCCGACTGGTACTGTGGCCGATGGATATGGCGGAGAGTATCGTGATTGATTTCGCGATCACCGCCTCTTCGGCAGTGTTCACCGAAACGGCTGGTGGAACACTGGCATAACGGTACCGTACCCTATTCCTTTGACCGCCGCGAAACGGAGCGGCAGAAGGAGAACAGTCATGCCGCTGAACAACTTGACGGCAGACGCCCTCGACAAGCACGAACCGGCGCGGGTCAACAACTGCATTATGGAGTTCGTGGATTTGGGCGCAGCGGACGGTCAGTTGCAGATCGCCCTCGAATCGTTTCCGCTCCCCAAGCGAACACTTGGTATCATTGAGGCCGGGCATCTCAATGAGAAGCGGAAGTTCGCCGGGAACCCTGTCTACGAAGACATCGCGGTCATTTACAAAGACCTTGTGACCGCGGACATCGCTCGTATCATCGAGGCGTGGTTCAAGAGCGTTCACGATCCTGAAACGGGTAAAACGGGCTTTGCTCTCAATTACAAGAAGTCCGGCTCTATCATCAGTTACGCCCCTGATGGTACGTTGGAGCGGCAGTGGAACATCAGTGGCGTGTGGCCGTCCGCCTTCGATCCGGGCGACGCCGACATGTCTGGCGAAGATTTCCTGCGTATCAACGTCACCTTCACAATCGACAAAGCGAAAGCCAGCAATGGCATCGCCGCGGCTGCTTAGCCGTCGTCGGTTAAGGAGATGGCGTTGGCCTATTGACACCGTGTCAAGAAGCGCGCAGCATACTCCTTCTAACGTTGGAGAAAGACGATGGCGAAGCAACATGTTTGGAAGCAGGTACAGTTGCCCTCCCGTGGGTATTACTACGAGGGGGCAGTCCCAGACGGCAACGTCCTCATTCGCAAGTTCACCGTCGAAGAAGAACAGGTCTTACAGTCGCAGGGCATCAGCGGCTTGGATCGGATGGCGCGCATTGTGCGGCAGTGTTCCGCGCACGTGGTCGAAGGCGAGAAACTTAACCACAACGAGTTGCTCCTGACCGACCGAATGGCTATCCTCATTTACCAGCGCATCCTCACCTTTGGCCCCAATTACACCTTCGGGTTCCGTTGCCCCGCCTGTGGCGCGCAGTCCAAGGCGAAGGTCAACTTGGTCAAGGATTTCGATGAGATCACGCCGGACGATCTCAAGGTACGTCTGGCCGAGAAGTACCCGGAGCAGTATGAGTCGGTCGAGGACGTTGATCTATCCGAGCCATTCGAGGTCACCCTCGAAGACGTCGGCGAGGGAACGGAAGACCACCGCCCGATCACCGTGAAGCTACGCTTGCTGCGTGGTAAGGACGAGCTTGAGGTGTTCAAGCGCTCCAAGCGGCAGAGAATGCGTTCGTTGGACGACGCTGATCCGTCGTATAGCATTCGCATCGCGCAACAGATCGTCGAGAAGGAAGGCGTGGCCCCCGACTCACTCAATGTCACCGAGATGTTTGTACGGTCGTTGACGGCCACGGACAGTTCGCGCATCAGGATCACAACGGACGAACGGGAACCCGGCTTGGACACGGCGGTGGCAACGCATTGCGGCTCTTGTGGGTACGAGGCGCAGACCGCATTGCAGTTCGATCTTGAGTTTTTTCGTCCAACCAGTCTGTGACAGCGACGCGTTACGGGCTAATCAGTTCTTCTTGCTCTACTACGGCAAGGGGTATGATTTAGCGACGCTGAATGAAATGTACCCCGATGAATTGGTATGGCATTGTAAGAAGTTGACTGAGCAGTTACAGGAAGAACATCGCCAACGCGAAGCGCAGCAACGTAAGCAGAAGGCGCAGACATCCGCGGCGCGGGCACGGGCGAAGGCAAGGCGATGAGCGAGAATACGAATGGACTTCGCCGCCAACGCAATCGGATTTTATCTTCAATTAAATAACCAGCTTTCGCCTGAACTCAAGCTGGCAGAGAAGGATTATCGGAACTTCACGCAGGCGCTCGATAAGTACAACAAGATCGCGTTCAAGGGCGTCAACAAAGGGTTCGGCGCTCTGTCCGATCTGGTGGAGCAGTTCCGGGCGCTTCCGCAGGCGGCGGCTAAGGGGTACGCGGACGCGCGCAAGGCTATCGAGCGGCGGCTCAAGCCCATCACGCAGAAGGTTAATCTTCAACTCTCCATCTCATCTACGAAGGCCCTCGCCAAGGCGGTGTCTGACGCCCTCAACCGCGCGCTCCGCAAGGTGACTATCCGGCTTGGCCCCGCTGCCCCCATCAAGAAGTCCAAGTTCTTTGACCAATCGGTGTCGCTCCGCGCGTTGTACAAGACGCAGGCACAGCCGCCCGACATGCTCGGACGATTACAGGGACTCCCCCGGTTCGCCAAGGGCGGTGTGGTTGGAGAAGCCCGCGCCGAGGACAAAGAACTTGATTCGGTGCTGGCGTGGCTTACGCCCGGCGAGTTGGTTCTGCCAAAGGATGTGGTGGGAACACTCAAGGACGCGTCTGGTAAGTTCGCCGCCGTCCCTGATGATCTCAAGATGTCGCTCTCCGTCATCGAGGTTCTCAAGCGGAGCATGGGGAAGCTCGAAGACGCGATGGGGGCGGGCGTCGTCGGCGCGACTGAAGACTACAACAAGGTCATTGGAATGTTGAACGTCGAGCAGGAGAAACTCGGCAAGAACGTTGGGAAGCTCTCGCAGGGTATGGCAAAGCAACTCATCCCGCAGATCAAAAACGCCAAAGAAGGGTTTAAGGATATGGGGGAGGAAGCTGACGACGCGCAGGGGCCGATCAAGGAGCTTCTCAAGAAGATTATGGGGCCAGCGCGGTTCTTGGCGATCACTAAAGCCATTGAAGGTGTGTCAGAAGGATTCAGTAAGATCGGGATGCAGGCGGAGGGCGGACTACAAGAAGGTGAAGAAATGATGTCCGGCTTTACCGAGGCCGGGAACGAGATGAACATGATCTTGGGGGTGTCTCGAAAAGAGTTGAAGACGCTGCGTGGGGCAGCTATTGAGTCTGCGAAGGAGATGCGCGTTGCTCCTGAAATTATTGCGAACGCAGGGAAGGCGCTCGCGGAAGCGAATGTTACGAACGTCAAGTACATTCGGCAGTGGCAAGGGTCAGTTGGGTTGATCGCGGAAGCATCGGAAGCCACGCAAGCGAGTGTGGCAACGATGTTTTATCAGTTGGCTGACCTGCACAAGTGGACGAAGACGCAGGTCATTGATCTCCACGCGACCACGCAGCGCCAAGCTGAGAATACAGCGGCAAGCTACGAGAACTTGACGGCATTGCAGGAAGCAGCAATGAAGACCAACTTCTTTACGACCCTTGGCCCTGAAGGGCAGAAAAAGATGTTGGAAGGAATGTCGGGTACTGCCGCGGCGCTGGAAGAAAATTGGAGTGGCGGTGTCAAGCTGGCGACGATGATGATCGAATCCCTCGATGATGTGGATAAAGCCAACGAGTTGGCGCGGCTGCACGTCACGCGTGGGATGATCCAGAGCGCGGTCGCCACGGGGGACTTCGCACACGCGATTGAGGCGGTGCAGACCACGGTAAAAAGCGTGGGTAACGTGGGCGTGATGGCCGAGAAGTACAAAGAGTTCTTCAAGCTCAGCGACTTTACCGGGCAGGAGTTCACCGCGTTGCAGAAGGCCAATTTGAGCAAGGCGACCAAGGATGTTACGCAGTTCACGGTCAAGGCGGGTGAGGGTCTTAACTACTACCACCAGCGGTTGAAGAATGTAAGGAGCGGGGCAGAAGACGCGATGGTTGGTATAAAGACTTCAATCTTCTCGGCGCTCGGCCCAAGTCTGGTGGAAATCTTCGAGGTCGTGGACATGAAGATGATCGCGGCCACGCATCACATGGCAGCGCTTGCAAAAACGGCTATAGTTGATGTGGTGCCGGGGATAAGGCGGTTTACTGGGTGGATTTGGAATGCAAGTAAGGGTCTTGCCCGCATGGCCGGTTTAATGTCGAAGGCGGGTGCAGTAACGAAGGCAACAGGCGCGGCGGCGGGCGCGGCAGGCGGGGCAGGTGGGGGCTTTGGTCGCCTTGGGAAGACCGTTGGGGGCGTTGGCAAAGGGATCGGCCAGTTCATTGGTGGGATCGGGAAGGGCATTGGATCGGCCATCAGCGGCGTCTTCCAAGGGCTGTCTACGGGCCTGACCACCCTCGCCCCTGCTCTGGTCGTGTTTGGTACGGCAATGATTGGGCCGGGCGGGTTGGGCCTGCTCGCACTGGTCGGCTTTATGTTCTCGTTTGCCGCCGCCGCACGTATCATGAACCCCGTGTTGCAGACGTTTGTGGAGTTGTTCAAGGTCGGGATGGACGGGGTGGTCAGCATCTTTCACGAGTTTGGGCAGATGAAGTGGACGCAGATGCTCGCGATGATCCCGGTGATGTTGGCACTTGGCCCCGCACTGGCGATGCTCGGCGTTGGAATGCTCGCAATGGCAACGTCGTTCGCCCTTTCACTCCCCGGCATCGCGATCTTTATGGGCGGGATGAAGCTACTCGGCGTCAAGTCGCTGACTGAGGGCGGGGGGATCGTCAGCGGCGTGATTGGGGCGCTCGCCAAGAGTTTCGAGTTGGACAACTCGATGGTGTCTCGTGCCATTGAGTCCCTTGCTTTGTCAGCCAAGTTCCTCGTGGGCTTCGCCGCGGTCGGAGTGATTATAACAACATTGGCCGCGGCGGCGGTGTTCGCCGGTATGGCCGGTCGAATTATAAGCTTTTTCGGCGCGGACTCGCCGATGAAGTCCCTCGCGAACCAAGGCGAGAGTATTGCTAACACGATCACGTCGCTCGTGGCTTCGATGGCGAACTTGCCTGCGGAAGGGTTGGTTGGTGTAATGTCCACTATGCAGCAGTCGGTGGGCTTCCTGACCGAGTTTGGGAAACTACAAGAGGTCATCGACGACATGTCGCCGGGGGCCATTGCCCGGATTGGTGAAAGCATTATGAACCTCTTTGGCGTGGACTCCCCGATGGAGAAGTTGCGCAGGCACGCTAAGGAGATTGCCAAAACCATCGGGACGATTCAGAACGAGATGTCGGCGCAGCTTATGACACCGAAGCAAATCGAAACGATGCAGAGTATAATCATTGAAGGCCACGTCGTCGCGGACGATAAAACAACGCACCAACTGCTCGGCCAAATCGTGGGTCTGTTGGCGGGTGGCCGCGGCGCTCCGGGCGCTCCGAGCGGGCAGGCGCGCCGTCCGGGTGCGGACGTGAATGCGCTCGCGAGGGGTGAAATCTAATGGCCGCTACGCAAAGCCTTCCTCAACAACTTGCAACGTTGTTCCCGTCTGCGCACGCGCAGTCACAGGTATCGGGGTCGGCGATCAGGACGCCTTCACCCACGACGCAGGGTGGCTCGGCCAACGCGCTGTTTCCTCGACCAGACTTGAATTATGTGAACGTGTCTATCCGCCTCGATCCGCAGTGGCTTCAACGGTATGAGCCACTTTGGAAGAAGCAGTTCGCCGTGAGCAGCAGCGCGGGGACGATGGCGACGGCGGCGGGCCTTACCAGTCAACTCGCAGCGGCGCAGGCTGCTAGAGACGTGCAAGGTGATGTACCAACAAACGCTGACCTCGGTGGGGCGGCGGCTCAAGCTGGTGCGTACAGGGGTGGTTATTCGATTGCCGCCGCGAGTTGGGTGGCGATGTTTATGACGCTTGATGAGGAAGGCATTACTGAGAGTCTGGAAGCCAACTACGCTGACACAGAAATCACGGGGCGGGCGGAGTCGTATTTGACGTATACCGGAACGACCAACCGTGAGATTCCGCTGACGTTTGTCTTTCACGCACAAAGGCCGCAGAAAGACCCGAAGACTGGTGCGGAGACGGGTGGGGGGCCGATGCGTGAAGTTGTGTGGCCCTGTCGGTGGCTTGAGGCATTGAAGAATCCGGTGATTAACATCGAGAAGCGCTTGTCTCACGCCCCACCGCCTGTGATCCTGAACGTGGGCGATCTTATCAAGAACGCGCGGTGTGTCGTAACAGAAGCGAATCCGCACTGGCTTGCCCCATTCGAGCCGGGGTCGATGTTGCCGCACGGGGCCGAAGTTTCAGTGACATTCCGCGTGGTGCGGAAGCCCTCAGCTACGCCCCCGAAGGTCAATTATTTCGCTTATGCTTTGGGGTAACAAAAATGGCCCTTACTATATCTCCGATGAGCCGGTTTAAGGACACGCGCGTCTTTGACGACAATGAAGGTAACGGGCAGCAGTTCGGCTTGATGGAGCCGCCACCTGAGTTTGAAGCTGACTTTCGGCAGGGGGAGGCGCGGCGGCATACGGTGCGCTTCGGTGAGGTCGGCTTCTTGGACAGGCTTGCCGTTGATTACTTTGGGGAAGGCCAAGAAGAACTGTGGTGGATCATCGCACTTGTGAACGGAATCATTGACCCTGATTACGACATGTACCCCGGACAGACGCTCTTGATCCCCCCGGCAGGACTGGTGTCTACGTTCACCGGGAGATCAGGAAATGCCTGATGAGAACGGGGATGTCCCCCGGATAGATCAGAATAATGGTGCGGACGCTCCCGCTGCGTTCACGAGGGCGGAGGCGCTTTCCAAGATGCAGCGGCTGTTGGCTGACCGTGATTCGTATGCTCCCTTGCTCATCGAAGTGGCTCTGATTGACAAAGATGGTAAGCAGACGCTTATCCCCACGTACTCCTTCCTGCAATCCCTCAGCATCGAGCAGGTGGGCAGGGGCGCGTGGACAGGGACGCTTGATCTATTTGACAAGGGGGATATCATGCCGGGGCAGGTCGGTACGCTTCTTGAAACGTTGGTGGTGACCCCCGGTGGCCCGAATGGGCAGACCTTCAGGTTCCGGTGGAATTGGGACAACCGGGAACTGCCCCTTAACGACGCCCCCACATATTATGGGATGCCTACGACGGTGGAGCCGGAGTTTACGGCGGAAGGTGTGGCGCTCAAGATTGACTTGGCGGCGCGTCAGTGGGGATCGAGGGCGTTGCGCGCGTTCCCGTTTAAGGATCAGCGGTGGAAAGATAAGACGGCCAGCGAAATCTTTACTGAGATCGCCGCGCAGATGAAGTGGGTTAACCCGGTGATTGAGGTCAGCAAGGGTAAACTTGAGGCAGTGTCGGTGCCGGAGAAACAAACCACCTTCGCGTTTATTCAGCAAACGCTCGTGGGGCGCGCCGTGAATGAAGACGGCGAGCGGTTTATGTCATTTATCGACAAAGCGGGGGTCGCGCATTTTCACACGAGGAACTACGGTAAGGTTCAGGGGGAAGATAGAGCGCCGCCGAAGGACGGCGCGGTTGACCCGGCGCTCCGAGCGGAGAGGTTGCCGCAGAAGAAGATCAAGATTGTTGTCGCGGCTGAGTATATGTTCGCGCGTGGGGTGATGGGCGAGGTCATCAGCTTCACCCCGACCGACTTTTCGTACTTCACGGCGTTTGCTGGTGGCGTCGATGCCGTGGGCGAGTCGGTTAACTCAAAGGATGGTGAGCCAGTGGCACACAAGGCGCGCGCGGACGAAGGTATTGATGGCGTGGCGGTGGGCGTGGTGTGTGATACAGAGAAGTACACACCGGACGTGCGCGATGATACTGGCGGCGCGGAAGAAATGGCGTACCTTCCAATCGGCGGGCGGGACACTACGGAGTCCGCGCAGCGCATGAGGGCGGCGTATGACTGGTTGCGGCTGCAAAAGTATGAGGCCGCGCTGGAAGTGAAGGGGACGCACCGCGTTGACATGTTAGATTACATCAACGTCTTTTATAAAACCGGCGACGGGGAGGATCATTATCTGACCGGCTGTTACCAAGTGTTAAAGGTTGTACACGGACTTGGGTCGAGCGGCTGGACGACTACATTCAATCTCGTGCGGCAGGGCTTGCCGGTTAAACCACCTGAATCTCTGACGCAGGCTGCGGCGACGGAGTTCAGCATCCGCGATTTGTGGACGATCTTGCATGACACCTTTGAGCAAGCTTGGACAGCGTTTCGGAGGCTTTGGTGAAGTACACGGGGCTATACCGTGGCGTGGTGGTCGAGTGCGACGACCCTGACAGGATGGGCCGGTATCGAGTCCACGTCCATCATGTCAACCGCCCGACGCAAACGCGCAGAGACATCTATGCGGCGCGGCGTGCTTACAGCAAAGACCGCGTGCAGTGGGACATCCTAGTGGCGGAACAAAAGCGCAGGATGGGAGCCGAGACTACAGACGGACAGGCTTCTGAGGCTCTTGCCGCGCTTGCCCCACCCGTTCTGCCCCCGACCGACCCTTACGGTCATCTCCCATGGGCGGAATTGGTCTCGACTGTGGGGAAGTACCTCGGTGACCCGCCGCCGTATGACGTGGGTGATACGGTGTGGGTGATGTTCGAGGAAGGCGATCATTTGTACCCTGTCATCTTCGGTGGTTGGCACACGGTCAGTTATAGCATCCCCGATTTGCACCCTGACCAGACCGTCGATTATCCCCGGACGCGCTTCTCGTGGATCAAGAGCGATCAGATGGGGAACGCCTTCGAGTTGTCGTCGATACCGGAGAAAGCGTGGGCCAAGCTCTCGTCAGGCACCGTATCTTTGACAACATGTCAGTCCGACATGTCGCTTTGGCTACGCTCGCCGGGGGGCCTCGTGGGGATCGACGCGGCGTTGTTATACGCGCACACAACGAAGACGTTTATTACCGGCAAGGACATTATACTTGACACTTGGGGCAGCGTTTCCCCCGGCGCTCCTGCCCGGCAACACATCGGGATATATTCGCAAGGCAGTTCGGACTTACTGGCGGACACGTACATGTTTATCGGCCAGTACCCTGACCGCAGCGATGTGGGAGCGAAGGCGGGAACATACGACCCGGCGACCATATACAGCATGGGCGACTTCTGTACGTACTCAGTCGATAGTGTCCCGCGTATTTACATCTCGAAGGTGAATGGCAACCTCAATCACACACCCCCGCACCCGGACGTTGACCCCGGTGGGGATTCGTCTGGTTGGCAGGATAATTACTGGAAGTGCCCCGCCTACGAAGTGAAGCGCGGCGGGTACGTGCGCACGTGGGCGCAACGTGTATACATCGGGATGGCCCCCGAAGCTTACGACCGGTACGCTGAGACCAGTAATTTGTATGTCCTTGGTGCGCAGGATACCGACTTCTTCGGGGCCTCGGCCACGAGCTTCCTGCTTCGGACATACGGTGCCCGAATGTATGGCAGCGACGAGTGGACGCACGCGCAGATCGTGTTGGATCAGTCCGGGGGGCTTGGGCGGGAGCGGAAGCCCGGTCAGGACTTGGCGCGGTGGGAGTGGCGGGGGACGCGTAACCAACACCTTCCTGCAAACACGGCGTATGCTGCGGGAACGATTACGCTCACGGCCCCGAACGCGGGTGACACGGTGACCATCGGGGACGGTATCATCCCGCCGATTGAGTTCGCCGCGGATGTGGCCCCCGGTGTACTACAAGCGGCGATTAACGCGAGCGCTTTGGAGATTACGGCGGCGGCTCCTGTCGGCTTCTTGATTGCTTTGACCAACAACAACACCGGGCCAGCGGGCAACGTCCCGATCATTTTTACGGGCGCTGGTATTGTTGCTGTTACCGGAATGGCGGGCGGTTCGGACGGCATCAATCCGGCAGACGGTGAGGGTGTCGTTTGGGCAAGCAACCGCTTGATTCTTGGCTCGGATCAGGATGTGGTGGTGGCCGGGCACCACAACTTCTTGGCGGAGATTACCGGCAGTGCCGCGGTCGCCGGGACGCAGTACAAGTACGACTTCAAGCGCCGTTGGAAGCAGTTGGCGGAGTACACACCTACGGCATGGAAAGACCAGCCACTCGATCTCGTCGTCGGCGATGTGCTCGACTCCACGGCAGCGACGCCGCGCCGGTATGCGTACAGTTTGAGCGAGTACCGCAATATCGGTGGTGGGCCGGTGGCGACAGGGACGCTTGTACGCGTGTGGGAAATCCCCTTCGTATCTGTGTTGGGCGCGGCGGGAGTACCAGCGGTTCACAACGTCGAGTATTGGTTTGAGCCGGTGGACACAAACACTGACACGCATAGGCTGACCTTCAAGTTCATTGGTGACTTGGATGAGCAAGACATCGATCCGTATTGGGATAGCGGTCAAGCATATCCGGGTAAGGTTGGCGACACGAAGGAACTCTACAACGCCACCGATACCACCGCCACAGCCGTTCGTTGTTGGTACGGCGACCCTGTGCGGGCAGGCTATGTGCATCGGCTCTCGGCTCACATGCAGAACCGTCTTTCAGCGGCGAACGCGCTGAAAGTGTACCCGGTGATCTACCTTGCCAAGAGTCCGTGCCCCGACATAACAGACCCGTGGCCGCTGGTCCTGACGGTGACGGGAGCGCTCGCCCCGGACGCCACGGGCGTCTATGTGCGGAACGGCCAGTACAACGGCAAGCCCGCCTATGTTCGGACGGACGGGGCGTAT